GAACGCTTCGGCCCGACAAGGGCAGCGATGATCGAGGCTGACCGTTTGGCCGAGAGGATCCAGAAGGCCGACGAAGCCTTGCAAAAGGCAACGACCGAAAAGCAGAAGGCAACGGAAACAACCCGGCTTGAAAAGGCACGGGAAGAACTTCGCAGTCACCTCGCTAAAATCGATGACAATGTCGTCCAGCAGCTTGAAGAGATTGACGCATCCTTGACCGCAAGGCGTGAGGCAAACGCTCCTGTAGTCGCTGAGCGGGGACAACTCCAGGCCAGAACCGAACAGCTTCGCACGGAAGCCCGCAACAGGTATTGGGCGGAACGTCCAGTTCCCTCTGTTCGACAGGAAGTTTCCAATCCGCAGCCAATTTCGACACTTGCTCCGGATATGGGCGTACCGGAAGCGGCAAAGCGTGTCGGGCGTCCGGAGGCAAGTCGCGAACTGGCGGAACAGTACAAGATCAATCCTGAGACCGGCGAGTTCGGTGAACAGGCCGAGCTTGATCAACTCATTGCTACCGGCCGCGTGTCCGAAGAGGACATCGCCTTGCTGTCGGATGCCGATGCAACCCTCAAATCCGCGAACGCTTACGGTGAAGCCGTCAAAGCCTTCGCCAACTGTGCGATATAAATGGCTGACGATTTCAAAGGCTCCGCTTGCTACGCCGCCGCGGTCAACGCCGCCAAGGCTGCAGGCGAAGAAATGTCCGAACGCGACCTCGCTGCGGCTTTCCGTGCCGCACAGGCGGAACGTGAGAAGCTTCGCGCCTCGGGCGTAACGGATGGGGTTGACGAAAAAGTTCGTTCTGCCGCCGAGCGGATCGCAGAGAGGACCAGGATAGCTGCAGCGCTCCAGAAGCGTCACGCGGCGCTCAACATTCTTGCAAGGGACAAGCTGGATCAGACCATTGAGGCTTTCAAGAGAGCAGGGTTATCACCGCGCAATGCCCTTCTTGCGGTCATGGAAGGGACACAGCAAGGCGTTGAAGGCGCTCGCAACTCGGTCTATGCGCGGACGCTCGGCTATGAAGCCCGCTATGTCGGCGGGATGATGGCGGAAATCCAGAAGAACCGCCCGCATCTTGCAAACCGCCGAGTCTTGGCCGATCAGCGCATGTCGGATGACGTGTTCCGCGAGATGGGAGAGCTTCGTGAAGGCGGCACTCCAGGGGCAACCGGCAACGAGGATGCAAAATATCTGGCGGGCGTCTTTGCCAAATATGCCGAGATGTCCCGTACCGAATTGAACAAGCTTGGCGCGTCGATCGGCAAGCTGGACGGGTGGGCCGGCGCACAGGTTCATGACGACCTGAAGATGATCCAGGCTGGAAAAGACACATGGGTTGAGACGATTGCACCTCTGCTCGACCTCAACCGCACTCTTCCGGATGCGACCTCCGCCAATGAGGTTCGCGACATTCTCGGTGACGTGTACGATACCCTGATCACAGGTGTACCTAATAAAGTTTCGGCTCGGGAGAAGGGGCAAAGGGTCAACCCTGCCAATCTCGCCAAGAGTCTTGGAAAGACGCGCGTCCTGCACTTCAAGAACGCCGAGAGTTCCTTGGCATACCGAGATGCGTTCGGTTACGGAAATGCGATCTATGGCGTCATGGCTCATCAGCGCCGCGCCGCACAGATGGCCGCACAGATGGAAGTCTTCGGACCGAACCCGGAGAACATGTTCAGCAGCCTTGTCGAAGCAGAACGCCGGAAGATCCGCAACAGCGACATGGACCCGGCGAGGAAGCAGAAGGAGATCGAAAGCCTCAATGCCGATGCTGGGTCTCTGAGGGCCGCATTCGACGTCATGTCTGGGGTTGTGTCTCGGCCTGGAAGTGTCAAGTCGGCCAAGATTGCCGGCGACATTCGTGCAGTCCAGAGCATGGCGAAGCTTGGGGGTGCGGTTCTCGCAGCAATGCCGACCGACGTCGTGGGTGCTGCGCAGGCTTCAATGTTCCGCGGCTCCGGCTTCTTCAAGGGGATGGTCGAACAGGTCAGTGGCGTCTTCCGGGGTCGTCCCAAGGGCGAGCAGGCAGAAATCGCCTATATGATGGGCGAGGGCTTCGACAGCCTGATTGGCGAGATCATGTCCCGCGGCATGGCTTCTGACGGTCCGGTCGGGAAGTTGAGCCGGATGCAGGAAGCGTTCTTCCGCTGGAACGGCTTGAACTGGTGGACAGATGTCGGCCGATCGATCGTTGGCCGCACGGTTGCCGCGGAAATGGGCATGAGGGCAAAAACGTCTTTCGGGGATCTTCCCGCCAACTACAAGCATGTCCTTGGCCTGCATGGGATCGGTGAGAAGCAGTGGGAAGCGCTTCGCAACGCTGGTGTTCGCGAGATCGATGGGAAGGCGTATATCACGCCCGACAACGTCCGCGATCTGCCGGATAACGCGATTTCCCCGCTCGTGTCTGACAGACTGGCTACGGCAAAGACAGAAGAACGCAAGGCCGAAATCCTGAATGATGGTAGGCGCGAACTGGAGCTATCGCTTCTCCGCTTCGTGGCAGACGAGACGAACTATGCCATTGTCGAAACGGACGCAGCAAGCCGGCGTCTGGCGACATGGAATGCGACTCGTCCAGGAACCTTCGCGGGGGAAACGTCGCGCTTCATCATGCAGTTCAAGGGGTTCCCGATCGCGTTTACCCAGAGGGTTCTGGGGAGAGCTGTATTCGGTGGACGTGGGGCCAACAAGTGGGAGAGGGCCATGAATAACGCTCCTCACCTCGGGGCGCTCATGGCTGGCCTTACGGTTGCCGGTTATATGGCAATGACGATGAAGGACGCTGCGAAAGGTTACTGGCCTCCGCGCGATCCGATGGACCCGAAGGTGATCACTGCGGCACTGACCCAGGGTGGGGCGCTTGGGATTTATGGCGACTTCCTCTTTGGAGAAGCAAACCGCTTTGGCTCTGGCGCGCTTGAAACTTTCTCCGGTCCATTTATCGGCACGCTGAGCGACGTCATCAATCTTCCGCTCAAGGCGAGAACGGCAATAGAGAAGGGCGAAAAGCCGAAGATGGCTGGCGATCTGCTGAACCTCGCACTCAACAACACGCCATTCATCAACCTCGCTTACACGCGGCCGGCGCTGGACGTGCTGTTCATCAACTCACTCAAGGATTGGGCAAGCCCCGGATACGTGAATCGTCAGCGCCGGAACCGTCTCAGGGACTATAACCAAACTTCGCCGCTACCAGCGACCCTATCAGAAGCCCTGCGATAAGAAGGATAGCCCAGCTTTGGAAGGTGCCGGCCAGCAGAGCTTTGGCGCCTTTCAGGCCATCAACGACGTATCCGATAGCGAGCAGCGTGGATACGAGCCAAAGGCTGGCGACAAACCCACCGTGAGCGCCGGAATTGGTCAGCATTCCAGCGACGAGGGCAGGAATCAGGATGGCTGATAGGAACTTGAAGAATTGGGCGGTGTCTCCGTTCATCTGCCTGACATCCTCCAGGCAATGAAGAGTACCAAGGCAACAGAAGCGCCTAGCACCCAGGGCAGGGCATTGAAATCCTGCGCTGCATATTGCCTCAAAGCGGACTCGGCAAAGGACCGATCGTCAAGGGGCTGTCCGGTTGGATTTGGAATGAATTCAAAAGCGGCGAGATAGTATCTCATTCGTCCCCGTTGGGTTTCAAACTCAGGCGCCGCCACTCGCGTGAACAACCAGTAAGACCGAAAACTTGATCGTTTGCAAGGCTCGTCATCGCGGCGGGCCTTTTTCTCATGGGAAAACCACATGGCCTCTACCATCATTGACCGTCTCGACGGGCTCTCCTCTTCGGCTGCCATCAAAGGCCCTGTGACTGCGGCCACGACAGCCAACATAACCCTTTATGGCGAGCAGACCATTGACGGCGTTGCGATTGTCGATGGCGACAGGGTCTTGGTGAAGGACCAGACGGCCGGCTACGAGAACGGGATCTATGTGGCCGACACGGGCCAATGGCGCAGGTCGAAGGACTTCAATCGGAACCGCGACGTTGTCGAGGGTACGATGGTCTACGTCACCGGTGGGACGGAGAACGAGGGCACCATCTGGGGTGTTACCACTGATGATAATGACGTAGGGACAAGCGACATCGAGTTTGGGCAAACCATCACGCAAAGAATACGTGTGACCGGAGGAACCTATTTACGGACGCTTTCAAACAAGCTTGGGGACGTTCTTTCGGCAGATGACTTCGGCGTCCGGAAAGGTGTTGCCAGCGATCAATCCGCGGCCATGAACGATATGATCGACGCGATTGCGCAGATCACCGCCAGCTACAGCGCTGATCTGAAGCAAGTACAACATGAGATTGATCTTGGGCCAGGCACCATCAGACTAGATAACCCCATCGATGAAATCCCTTGCGGTGTTCGCATTCGTGGTCGCGGTGCTGCCGCAACTAAGTTCCTAGCCTATGGCGACTTCCCGGTTTGGTCTTCACAGGAGTTTGAGACCGATGGAGTGACCAAGCGCTATCATAACTCGATGCGGTTCGAAGACTTTGCCGTCATCAGTTCTGACCCCGCCAATCCGTCTCAGGCTATTCGCGCCCGCGGCCTTATCCGAAACAGCGCGTTTGAGCGCGTGGGGCACCAAGGCTGCAGCGTTGCGTTCGACATCGATGAAAGCTGGACACTTCAGTTGCTTAACTGTTTCGGTATCGGTGTCACCGGTCAGACAGACCACCACATTACGCTTGGCGCTACAGTGGGCGGTATCATTATCAACGGTGGTCGATACGACGTAGCCGATGAGCCGCATCTTTATGCGGTTGGATCGGACGCGCTGGAGCTATTCATTATCAATGACGCGGCTTTCCAGTTCGGCCTCAAGGGTGGCATCAAGGTTCTGTCGGCGCGCACCGTTCGTATCCATAGCGCCTTCCTCGAAGGGAACTGCATCGGCAACCCATCGGAGTATTACCTTGACCTCAACGGCTCTGGGTCAAACCTATCGTCTTGCGAGGTTCTGAGCACCGTTATGAATAACCGTGCTGATGCCAACCGGAACGGGCTTGGCATCGCGATGATAGACAATTTCGAGACAGTCGAGTACCGAGAGCGTTGGGTAAGAAACGGCGTCAAAGAGATCCCAATCATCGGGTCCGGCTGTACGCGCGCAGAGCTGTTCGTGCAGTCTGCTACTGCAATAACCTCCGCTGAACTGCTGCATCTGACTGGCCCCAACGCCGCTAGCGCTAGTGCCGTGGTTAGGCAAGTTGCTCGGCCCATCCAAAATTACGGAAAGGAACTTTCTACCGGCAACCTGTCGCAGACAGGAACGGCGTCTTTCGGCCGGCAGGGTGAATCCTCTGTCATGCTCGGCTCTCGATCCTCCGTCGCGACCATTCAAGGGCATGACGGCAATACGGCGAAGGACCTTGAGATAAACCCCGCTGGCGGGCTCACTATTGTGGGAGCTACCCGAAAGCGGCTGACGTCTACAGCGTCAAACTATACCCCTACTACGGTAAATGGGGCGGTCTCCATTGACACATCTTCTGGCGGTCGTGTTGTTAACCTTGATCTCGTGACGTTCACGATTCCGATTGGTTTCACCCTTACGGTATTCAAGACTTCAGGTTCGAACAATGTCGTGTTTACCCCACCCGTACCCACAGACACGATCAATGGGGTGGCCGGGAACAAGGCGGTGGCTTCCGCAGGAGAATACACGCTGACAAAGCAGACGGCGACGGCATGGCTCTTGAGCTACAAGGCGTTTGCCTAGGAGATATCAGGGAACCTTTTGCCGGGAGCGGTTCCCGGCTTTACCAAAACGATATCTCTGGTCGTAAACCGAGTTGTTTCATGGTGTTCGAAAATGTCGGTCTCCCGAAACCCTTGAAATGTGACCCCAGACACAGAGCAGACGTTGACCCCTTTGCCCACCCGGAAGGCCGGTCTAAAGGCCTCGCGGTTTGATCTAATATATCCGCCGTTGAAGTGGATGTTCTCAGCATATTCCAAATCCACGGCCGGGCTACTGACGATGTCGGAATGTCCTGGTGTGATGAATATGGAGTCAAACACCAAGTTTCCATTGCGCTTGTTGATGAGGTCGGTTCCAGCCACGACGCTGAGTTGACCAAATCTGGCTTCAGACTCGTCCTCCCGCGTTGCTCTCCGATTATTGCCTTCAAGGAAGAGGGACGTGAACCTAACCTGGTCTAGGCCATCCAAGCGGACACCGCTGTATCCGTTGCCCTGACAGACAAGGCCTCTTATGTCTGTGCCGGTGGTGGTGTTGCGGTCCGAAAAAGCAAGCACGAAGCCGTGGCGAGAACAGTTTTCGATCTTCAGATTATCGACGCGACCGTTGGTAAGGTTCTCCCCGTAGAAGCCTGATCGGCATTTATATAGTCCGATGTCCCTGAACGCGGTCGTGTAGCAGTTTGTCAGCTTGATTCCATGGTCAAAGTTTTCGGCGAATAGATCATGGAAGACACAATTGCGGTTTGCATTCGAGATGTCTAAAAATCGGCCCTCAAAAGGATTGTCTGAAACAGCGTGAAGGTGGCCGATCTTCACGGCGTAAGCTTCTTCATCGGGGTCGGATTGGAAGACGCATTGATCGTCCCGCAGGTGGCTGATGAGGGCTGTCGATCCTTGACTGCTACCAAGGATCTGAACGCCACTTCGGAGCCGCACCGGATTGTGCATGTGGTATAGACCGGACGGCAGAGTTATCGCCTCGGCCACCAGAGGCCATTTCGGGTGAGGAGTAAACGTCCTCACGCCAGCCCTGTCGATCTCTGTTTGTAGCCAGGTGGAGAACCCGTCGTCGTCTCGGTGATGGTCTATGACGTAAGGAGCGGATGGCGTCATGGGACAGCTATATCGTCTTGGACATGATCGAGATGCAATCGTGGCCGTTGCGGAAAGGTTGACCAAGAACCACAAGCCCCGCCTCGGATGCGAACCCGGCCATTTTCTCCGGCGTCATGTCGGTACGGTGCCCCATTTCTCGCGGGCCTTTCCCGCTATGGTCGATCCAAAGAATTCCGCCCTGTTTAAGTCGCCTCCCGAGACTGTTGACGTAGCCACGGATGATCTCGGGATGCATATGCACGGCGCTGTCAAAGCATGCGATTAGATCGTAGTCGTTTCGATCAAGCATTTCGGTGCTTTGGCTGTCGTTCAGGAAAAATCGCATAGGGACGGGGTAATGCTTGAACCGCTCCGCGCATATGTCAAGACAAGCTTGGTTCATGTCGAGCAAGTCCATCGACGCGGCAAACCGAATAAGTTCCGCGGTGAATCGTCCTGCCCCTGGCGATAGCTCTAGTATGGAGAGGTCTCGCCTCGGTCTGAGGTATGGAGCGAGAAATTCATCGGCTATGTCAGCAACGCTTCCTGTGGTCTGCTGGACGCCCCCGGCCCATCTATAGCCATATTGATCTTTTTCGGACCAGTTTTCGGCGCTCCCCCATCTGGTGCGGTTGAACTGAATGTTCTTCTCTTTGTCAGTTATTGAGTTTCGCACGGCTGTTCCCCTCTTTTGTGGCTAGGAATAAATCGTCAGCAGTTGCCGCAAGCGGGGCAATATTCACCGTTCATCGGCGCCCCGTCACAGGCAAGGCAACGGCCGCGTTCATCTTTTGGGTAAGAGGTGTTCTTAGCCATGGTTCCGCACTCGCTGCATGCAAGGACTCCACGCGGATAACCTCTGCATCGCAGACACGTTGTCGTAGCTAGGTCTTTGCTTTCTGCCATTCTATCAACCCCTCGAAGGCAGGACCATAATTCGCAACCTGCGATTATGGAAGACGCCGGAAGCTTTTTCTATCCCAACATCGGAGAACCTTATGATTGAGTATCTATTCCGCCCAAAGTTCAGTGGCACCCAGGTGGTCTTGAGCGGGATCACCAGCCACCTTTTCCTGCGTGGTGATGTGATTCCGGCATTGACGGTCTGCGTTATCGGAGCCGTTTTCGTTGCCGTCATGAACGGTCTCGTCGCTGAGTATGACAAGCAACAGCCAAATCGGGAAACACCATGACCCACGAATTCACGATGGCTGCGATAGGAATTGCCGCTTCGTCCCTCCTCCTCACGAGGAGGGATAGCCCAAAAGCCCGAGTGGCAGGCATATTTCTTGCGGGGCTATCAATTGGAATTTCTTTGACAGCCGCTGGATACAAACTCACCGCCGCAGGCTGGCTGTAGTTCAAGCCCTTTTTCTATTCCCACCACAAGAGGAAACCACCATGAACCGACGCTGGAAAGAAATGGTGCGCTCTGGTAAAATAAAACGAGCCGATTTGGTGCTGGTAACACCGCCTCGGCTCTAACCGAAACGACGATGGAGCGTCGAATGGCTACCTCACGTTTATGCTCGATCCCAGGATGCGGCAAGCGCCACGAGGCCAGGAATTATTGCAAGAAGCACTACCAACGCTACATGAAAGGCGGCTCGCCAAATTATCGAGAGCGCGCGGCTAACGGAGAAGCTATTGCTTTCCTTGAGGAGGTGGCCGTACCTTTTGACGGAGACGGTTGCTTAACATGGCCATTCTCTCGAAACGCAGACGGGTATGGCGTCGTAAGAATAGACGACGATACGAAGATTGTGTCGCGTTTGCTATGCGAGCGAGCGTACGGGCAGGCGCCAAGTCCTCTCCATGATGCGGCCCACGCATGTGGCAATGGCGGAGAGGGGTGTGTCTCTCCACTTCATCTAAGTTGGAAGACAAGGGAAGAGAATGCCGCCGACCGCGAATCTCACGGTCGAACAGCGCGTGGCAGCCGGAACGGAAGCGCGAAACTAAGTGATGATGACGTCAGAGCGATAAGGTCATCTTCAGGCGTTTCTCAAGATAAGTTAGCCGAGATGTACGGCGTCACACAGTCACATATTAGTCGATTGAGAAATCCCAGAGAGCAGCTTCGGATCGAAGCAAAGATATAAACCCAGGCCGCCGCGAGCGGCCTTTTTTCATGGAGCATGGAGAGAAGAATGGTCCGCAAAATCAACGCGGAGGGGCTTTCGCACATCAAGAAGTTCGAAGGCCTCCGAACCCGCGCCTATCGCGATGTCGCCAACATCCTGACGATCGGCTACGGCCACACCTCTGCAGCCGGCGCTCCTGACGTCCGCGAAGGCATGACGATCAGCGAAAGTCAGGCGGAGCAAATCCTCCAGTCCGATCTCCGCAAGTTCGAGGAGCGGGTGTCCCGCCTCGTGAAGGTGCCGCTGACCGACAATCAGTTCGCCGCCTTGGTGTCTTTCGACTTCAACACGGGCGCTCTGCACAAGTCGACCCTACTCAAGAAATTGAACAAGGGCGATTACAATTCCGTCCCCTCGGAACTGATGAAATGGGTGAATTCCGGCGGCAAGAAGGTCAAAGGTCTCGTCAACCGCCGTGCTGCCGAAGCTGGTCTTTGGGCGAAGGGCGAGTTCGTCTCTTCCAACTTCGTCGATGCTGAAAAACGGGTTCCGAACAAGGAAGTCGCTGCGATCGGCGGCGGCGGCGTGGCTGCCACGGCCACCACGGCCGGTCCTGTCCTTCCGGACATCCTCGATGCCGTCTCAGGCCAGCAGTACGAGCTTTCGAGCGGGGATTGGATCCGGATGGCTATCGCCGTGGTAATCCTCGGCCTGACGATCTGGGGCGTCTACCAGAAGGTCAAGAACTGATGTTCGGGCTGTTGGACGGTCTCAAGATCGCAGGCGGTGTTGCGCTCGGCTTCGCCGCCTGCCTCACCATCAATGCGCTGTTCTGGCAGCCGGCCGCCGAACGTGAAGCACGAGAGGCGGAACGCGCCTCTCTGCAAGCCGCAACATCCAAAGCCATAGGAGAGCTTTCCAATGAAGCTGATAAGGCTCGTGTTCGCCGTCGTCTCTGCATTGAGCGTGGCCTCCTGTACTCAAACCGCACAGGTGAGTGCGTCGAAGCAGCAGCTTCAATCGACGGCTAGATCTATCGTCGGAACCTACCTCATCGGCGCCAGAGGCAAGACGCCCCGCGACCAGGACAAGATAGACGAGACGGTTGCCGGCCTTTGCGGAACCAAAGCCTGGACGGAGGAAGAGTGCGAAGCCCACGACCATCGAGACTGAATAAGTGAGCGGCCGACCCACCTGGTGCAAGCAGATGGGCCAGCCTAAGCCGCACACGATCCAAGGAATCGCGACGGCCTGCCGACATTACGCCAGCAGGAGGTTTCGTTTTTGTTACTTACGGCATCGGACAGTCGCATGGAATTCTCAACGAAAGACATAATCAGTCTGTTGGCAAATAGAGAAACAGTCGTCACCGGGTTCTCTCTCATCTTCCTTGGGTGGGCGCTTCTTGAGCGTAGGGACCGGAAGACGGCAGAGGCAGAGATACTGAAGACCTACCAAACGTTGACTGCGGTCGTTCAGAAGTTTGACGACAACACGGCGTTCTGGAGGGATACGATCATCCGCCTCACAGAGAAGAGTCTCAACAAATGAAGCTGCTCTTGTCTCTTTGGCCGGCATGGAAAGAAAGCAGTCGGCGCCGCGCGGAACTTCAGGGAGAGCCTAAGAACAGGGCTCGATCCGAGTTCTCCGAGGCCGTCATCCAACTTGAGAGGCGGGCAAATGCCGTCACTCGCACTGCAGAAGACGTAATGAAGGTCATGCATCAGAAGGGTGGCGGGAATTGAAAAGGCTTAAAACATCAATTGTTGCGTGGTCGGGCGCAGCCGCTCTGGCTTCGTTCGCAATCCTGTACCAGATCATCCCATATGAAAGGCTGCTCGACACAGCCCTCAGCCTTGCTTTCGGCGTCTCTCTCGCAACTGTGATTAGGTATTCGATAGATGCGTTCAAGGCTATCAGATCCGGTAGGGTTGGAGCGGAATTTCTTATCGTCGCGGTTTTCTCCATGGTCTTGCTCATCCTCATTCAGAGGACATGGGGAATCATACTGAGAGTTTATAACCGTCCGGACTGGCTGGTTAATTCTCCAATGACGATCTTCATCCCGTGGATGCTCGCCTGGGCGGTGTCTCTCGCCCTTGTTGCTCCCGATATTGCGGGAACTGGTTCCGGATCATCCAAGCCGGGACTATGGAGAAGTATCGCCCTGTTCGTGGCGGGTGCCTTGGCGGGCTTTGTTCTCTCAACCTCGTTTCGCGCCGAAACCTCCAACGAGATTTCCACGATTTCGGCTTGGCCTCACTTGGCGAACCGCGCCGTCTGCCCTTCTGACCAGCCCGTCTGGGGATCGGAGAGGGGAGTGTATCATGTCGAGGATTCTCCCTACCGCGGCATGGTAATCCCGGATTGGTGCTTTTCCTCGTCTTCCGAAGCAGAGAGGAAAGGCTTCCGGGCGCCGATCGGACTAAAGCCCGCCGACTAGCACCAGTCGTTTTTTTCCCCAAGGTGCCATTCCCGAACAAATCCCTCTCTAAGCA